GTCAACGGGGTTGAAAATGAATTATTCGTAGTTTAGAGCCCATGTTATAACGATATTCGACGCATATCCTGATTTTGTGACGAAGTTCGTATTTGATACATGGTATCAATAACGTGTCAATACCCCTAACACAAAATTGACTAGAAGTCAAGCAATGATGTTAACTAGCACATAGTATACGAGTAAATGATACCTACATAGAATTCATTCAAGGATGGGAACCCATATCAAGAAATAACGATTACAGGTAAGGGACACCAGAAACATTTTTTCGAACAAATTTTATTTTCTAAGAGCTCACTTCTATAATCTTCACCAGACACAGAATCGCTCACAAATTTTCCTTTTTGCCCTAGACTCCCCATTAATATTAAGCATTCAGAATTTCTGTGGAAAGCAACAACTATGGAAAGAGAAAGTGTGTAGAATAAATCTTTGTGGAATTAGCATTTATAAGTTGCGCGAGGACTGCCACGCTAACGCGAAAACGAACCTTTGGTAAACCAAAAGTAATAAAACTACAAGATCAGATATTTAAAAAAGGCGCTATACTATAAAGAGTAATCCTCCACTATCGTCACCCCGGCCCCCACCCCAGATTATGGTACGCCTGTGCTCATTATTTTGTCAATAGAAAGTATTTTGATATCACTATAAATAGCTATAAAGAGAAGACGCGCGTGCGCGTACATTAATAATAGGTCAAAATCTGATTTTTCTTGTGTTATTGACATTTAATGTTATCTGTGTTAATATTGGCTTGAAAAATGCCGTTTTGCGAAATGTTACATGCTATACATGAAGTTGTAGGAATCGATATAGGTAAAGTTGGCAATATAGCTCTATCTACTGGATTCCGAATGACTGTTAAGACTTCTGAAGATGCATATGAGCTCTTTAGGCAGATAATTCAATATAACACCTTAGTTATTGCATTAGAAGATAATAGACACGATAAAAAGAAGATTAAAGGCTTAGATTTAGCAAGTAACCTAATAACTAACTACTGTAAAGCAAGAACGTTCGGTCATATAGATATAATATATGTAGACAAGTTTAAATCTAGTATAATATGTAGTAATTGCAAGTTTGTGGATAGAGAATCTAGAAGAGAACCTTGGTTGTTTGTTTGTACTTATTGTGGGTTTAGAGTTAATGCTGATGTTAATGCAGCTAGAAATCTTAAACATGCTACCGAGGATAAGTTAAGGATGCTAGCATGGGATTAACTATATTAAAAGTAATGTGTCCACAATGTCTTTATGTGAATAAAGTCTTTTCTGGAAATGGCTCTACTAGTAAAAGTATCACATGTGTTGGTTGTGGATTTGAGATGAAGCAGAAAACAATATTATGATAGATAACTACGATAAAGATAAAAAGGAAATTGTTAAAAAAGATAAAAGATATGGAATTTGTGGTGCCACAAAGGTAGGCGGGGATATTTGTACCAGTACAAGTGGTCAAGGTACAGACCATCCTAACGAAGGTCGCTGTAAGTGGCACGAAGATAAGTCTAATAGTTCTCCTGTAAGAATGTATCAAATACCAGCTCTACAAGACAGAATGGAGTTTTATCTTTTAGATAGGAATATATACTCACTAGATAGAGAGATTGCTCTAAATAGAGCTTACCTAGAGTTATTTGATAAACACATAGAACTTTTTGCTAATATAGATACTTCAGTACTTCAAGAAATGGGTATTAGCTTTGATGCTGGAGAATTAACTCGTAATATCACTACTCTAACTAAGACAATTGCTAAGTTAATACAAACCAAGCATGAAATTGAAGTTGGTAGAAAGTATGTTATTGATGTTAAGGTTGTTGCTGCAATAATGCAGACTATTGGAGAGGTAATAGATACTAACGTAATTGATGCAGATACTAGAGAAGCTATTAATCATGGCTTAAATCGTATTTCTCTCCCTGTGGCTACTCAATAATGCTAAATCCTAATTTACTTCAAAATCCTGATATCCTTAATGTTGACCAAAATCAACTAACAGACCTTTTTAAAGTTGTTACAGAAAAGGTAACTGTTGACAGAGAGGTAATAGGTTCTAGGAATAAATTAGAAACTTTCAATGAATATGTATTTGAAGAGAAGAATGCTCTTCATCATATAGAGTTATGCGAAGCTTTAGATACATTTGAGGATGTAGTAGGTATTGTTCCTCGAAACTCTGGTAAGTCATCTATTGCTTCAACACGTTATCCTTCTTACAGACTAGGACAAGATAGAGGTATTAGAGTTATCATTGGTTCTCATACTGCTACGTTAGCATCTTCGTTTAGTAGAAGTATAGAAAACATAATGAAACTGGAAAAGTATCAACTCTTATTTGGTAATATGATTCCAGTTATCTCTACATCTATTAACTCTGAAACAGTGAAATGGAATGAAACAGAGAAGATTGTTAAAGGTAGACCAGAATTTAATAAACTGGGTTATCGTGTTGATGCAAAGGATTGTTCTATCTTTTCTGTTGGTGTTGGCGGTGCTGTTGTTGGGCGTCGTGCTGATATTATCATTCTTGACGATATTATTGACAGAAGTGATGTCAAAACTGATAATCAAATTCTCGACATCAATTACTGGTTCAACGAAGAATTAAAGGGTTCTCGTCATGCCAAAACTCAAATTGTTGTTGTAGGCTCTAGATGGTCAATGAAAGATATCTATATATCAGTTATTGCGAAGATGCTGGATACTGGCGCAGAGTTAACTGGGAATATGGTAGCAGAAGTTTTGGACCAAGTTAAACGTTATAGAGAATTAGAGCAAGAGTTAGAAAAACTATAATGTAGGTGTGGTAATGAATTATTCAGTAGAGAAAGCCACAACTTGGGATCAGATTAAATTAGCTTCTGTTGTTGATAATCGTTGTATTTCAGAAGGTAGAGCTAACTTTCCTAAAGCAGAACAAACATGGGATGTCTTTAGTAAATCAGATGATGTAATATATTTCTTACTTAAAGGAAAAGACTATCATACTAGCTTAATAGGTTATGTTAGACTTTTATGTGTATCTTCAGTAACTGGCCTTCATAGAACATGGATAGCAGACTATATAAGTCCTAGTCTCTATGAGCCTATTATTTTAGCTGCTAGAGAAGTGTCAGGTTCTATATTAGTAAAGACTTTTGGTTGCAATGACGATCTCTTAGTTAAGGATTGGCCTGTTTTCTCTTCAACATTCCCTAAATTAGAGAAATATCCTTATCATCAGACTCCTATAGCTGAATCTACATGGATGGTAGTCAAGAAATGACTGTAATTAATCCTTTTGAGGAACCTCAGCTTCCAAAGATTAAAATTACTCCAATACCCGATGGTGAAAGCCTTTTATGGCAATGTAATGGTTGCCAAGGCCAAAATGAGCTATTAAAGTCTGAAATTAGTGAAAATAAAGCATATATGTGTGGTAACTGTGGAAAAGCTTGGGTTTTAGGTATAATTCCAGATGATATGCGTTATTGGTTAAGAGATGACAAGGTTGAAAATATCGACAAGAGGCCTAAAATCCGTAAATGGTAGAAGAGTCTAAAAGACAGCGCAAAAGTCATGTAGTGATGACTAATACTACAAGGCCTGACTCGATGGTTGAGGCACATATCCCTGAATACACTATTGGGGTATGTCAAGGTAAGTCTCCAAGTGGACGTTTGTGTAGGATTTATGGAGAGCTTGGAGATAATCTATGTATAAGTTGTTGGGACAAATCTCTTAAAAGGTTATGGTCAGAGACACAATTAAAAAGAAGAGAGAAACGAAGAAAGAGAGATGCAGATAAAAAGACTACAGAGCAACATGAGTTTATATTTTAGCTTTATATTATAATGCCAGGCAAAGTAATAGTATATAAAGCAATTCAAGATGACGGGGAGAGCTATTGGCCTGAGCAATTTCCTGTCAAGATTCTTAAAGATTGGCAAACTGACTTGGGGCCTGTATCCTTTTCCTCACAATATCAGTCCTCACCTATGGATACCACTGGTAACTACTTGAAGCGTTCATGGCTTAGTTGGTATGATTGGAATAATCGCCCATTAACTTTCGAGAAAATAGTATCCTTTATTGACCCTGCTGCTTCTCTAAAGAATAGTGCTGACTTCTTTTGTATGGCTACAGCAGGTCTTTTTGAGAATAAGATATACCTTTTGAACTTAATTCGTACAAAAGCACCTCTAGAATTACAAGTTCAGTTAATTAAGGATGTATATGCTGTTTGGGCACCAGAAGTTATAGTTATTGAGGTTGGTGGGCCTCAATTATACTTCTATAACCATGTAAAAGAACAATTAATGTTCAATATCCAAGAAACAGACAAAAATTGGCATCGTTCTGATAAAAAGATCAAATTTGAGTCTGCTGGAGCACATTTTAACGCTGGACGTGCTTTATTGCCTGGATATCAGGATGATTTGGGAAAATGGCAGCCAATTGAAGAATTTAACATATTTGTTGAAGAATGGGTCTCTTTTCCAGATGCTCCACATGATGATACGCTAGATGGAGTTGCTGGAGTGTTAACTTCTATTATTTCTACTGTATCTGCTGCAAGTGTCTCTGAACCTGGCTCTAATGAAGAAATTCAACAATTTGTAGAGTCTGTTGCACGTAATTATGAAGATAGAGGATTAACCAAAGAGGAACAAGAAGCTCTAGATAACTATTTCAATGAAAGTGATAATGGTGTAGGTATTATTCGTAGAGATGGTGTTGGTATGGGAATGCATAGAAGGATGATCTTATAATGAATTTTTTTAGAGAATCTGTAGCTAAGGTATTTAACTTAAGAGAGAACCTTCCTTATTCTACATCTGGTCAAGGTAACATTGATGATGTAGAGAATATAGGCTGGACTCCATTAACAGTAGGAGGTAGAGATCTTCCTACATTCCAAATGGATAGAATGCAAGCTATAGCTGTATATCTATATCGCAGAAATGCTATAGCTCACAGAATAATTGAGGTAATGAAGGCCTTCGTTGTAGGGGAAGGTATAATCGTAAAGGCTATAGACCCTGAAGTAGATAGGGTATTACAGAGATTTTGGAAGGATAGAAGGAATAACTGGAGAAAATATTTACGTGAAAGGGTTATATCACTTAGTTTATATGGAGAAGCACTTTATCCTGCCTATGTTAACGATGTTAATGGTGCAGTTCAATTAGGAGCTTCTCATCCAAGTATTATTCACGAACTTCATCCTAATATTAGAAATGTATTTGAAGTTGAACAAATCATTACTAAAGAAGGGAAAGATGTTAGTGGAAAGTCTGTACCTAAACAAGTGTTTCAGGCTATTAAAGTAAATACAGAGATATTTCTACCAGATGGAGAAACTTCTAACCCCAATTTCATGAAGTATTGGGGAGATATGTTCTTTTTTGGAATTAATAAGTCTCATGATGCTTTACGTGGCTTATCTGACCTTTATCCAATTGCTGACTGGATTGATATATATGACCAGTTTGTCTTTAATCGTGCTACAAGACAAGGTTATATGTCTCAATTCCTTTGGGATATTGAAGTACAAGGTGCTGGTAAAGCTGAACTAGATAAAAAGATGGCTGACTTAATTATTCAAGAGCAAAAACAGCGTTCTGGAAGGTTTTACGTTCATAACGAAAAAGAGCAACGCAAACCTATGTCTCCTGACTTACAAGCTGATGATGCTACTCAAGATGCCACTACTTTCATGCACATGATTTGGGGTGGAAGTGGATTATCCTCGCAAGCATTTGGTGACCCAGGTGGTGGAAGGCAAGCAGGTGGCGATGTTAATGAGTGGGTATTTAAGACACTTGCAGATAGACAGTATGTGTGGCGTGACATTCTATTAGAGATTTTCGATTTTGTCTTAGACCAAGCAGAGATACACGGAAACAAGACTATAGAAGGCAAAGACAGAACTATTGAAATATTCATGCCAAAGATTTCCATGCGGGACTTACAGAGATTAACACAATCACTTAGAAATCTTGGTGGTTTCATTAATCAAGCCTCTCGTGCAGAAAACATGTTGGTGTTAGAACAAAAGGATAAAGATAGATTAAAGTCGGTGCTGCATACTTTGTTAGACCATATTGACCAATCTTCTGGAATTGAACTTTTACAAGATGTAGAAACTAGAAATACTCCATCAGAACAAGATGTAGAGAGCTTGCGTCAATCTACAAATGGACACAAGGTTACTAGTGAAGGAGAACCATCTGAGCACTTAATGCCTTACGAGTTAGTTACTACAAAGGAGTAAAGAATGTCGAGTAGACCAACTATCTTCGAGCAGATTGCAGAAATGAGAGCTACAGAAGAAGCTCGTAACTTAGCAGCAATAGAAGAAAGAAAAGCAGTTAGATATGAATTAAGTCAACTTACATCTAATGTTAACGAAGTAAAAGTAGACATGTCAGGTATGAGATCTGATGTATCTAATATTAACAAGAATATGGCAGACTTCAAAACTGATGTTAAAGATGGATTTATGTCCTTATCTAGTAGTATGGATGGACATTTTAACGGAAAGACAAAAAATAGAGGGGCTGTTAAAAAAGGGGCATTAGGAGTTGGTATTCCTAGTGGGATTATAGCTGTACTCTATGGTTTGTATGAATTTGGAAAGTTAGTTTAATTATGGACTGGAGTATCTTAAATGACTGTAACAGTTAACTTTACTGGAAGATCAGTAGGAGTTCATGCTAAACAGTTTTTTAGTCAAACTCCAGATGAAAAAGTCCAGTATGTTCTTAATATTGGTAATTTTTCTACTAGTATAAGTGGTACTCCTGTTATTTTAAAGGTAGTAGATATAGAAGCTATTGACACTGATGTAAGTGGTTCGGTAATAGGAACTCAAGCAGTTTCAACAAGTGGCACTGCAATCACTTTACCTACTTTGCAATCATTAACTATTGGTAAATCTTATCGTGTCCATGTGACTCATGTGGATGGTGGAAATACAATAGAGACATACGAGACTAATTTCACTGTAAGATGTAAGTACTAAGTGGCTGGTATAAAAGTTAAGATTAAATCCAATAATGGAACTTTAGATTTCTACTTCAATAGTGGAGATCAATCTTTGATTATTACTAAGTATAAATCAAAGTCTAAATATAAGGATAATAAAGATGATATATCATTAGGTTCTACAGAGAGTAGAAATGAACTATTTTCTAACTTATCAGAGTTATCTAATGTTTTACTTAGATTAAATTTTAATTCAATTGAAATTGAGAGGGAGTAAATGCAGCAATTCTATGATGTCCCTATCACTGAAGTAGAAAATTGGACTATACAACCTCATGCTAATCCTGTTGAAAAGAAACGTAACTCAGAAAAGTTCTCTGAATATTGGCATATTCGTCCTGATTCAGTTTTTGTAGCTGCAATTGGAACTTCATGGCAACCACAAAGTTGGAACAGGGTAGTAGATATGGTCATGTGGTCTAACTTTAAAGGTTACAATGTTTGGTTACAAGAGGTGGAAGAAGATCATATTAACTTTCCTATGGCAATGACTCAAATTATGCGTGACAGTGCTATAGTAATGGGGAGAGATGCAGGATTCCACAAGATATGCTTAATAGATAATGATATATTACCAGCAAAGGACACATTAATTAAGCTATTAGAGCATCCATTTCCTTGTGTATCTCCATATCTTTGGGACCAAGGTGAAGATCATGCTTTAGGGATTCCTCGTTTTGAGAGAGGCCAAGGTTTGCAACCTATGCGTTGGGTTGGCGCATCTTTTATGCTTTTTGATTCTAAAGTATTTAACTGTCCTGATATTAGATTTAAAGGTTTATACCAAGAGGGTCAATTTGGACAACTTTTAAGACATTACGGACATCAATTCTGGATAGATACTGATTTAGAGGTTCAAACAGTAACTCCTCCAGGTAGAATGGCTCAATATGACTTTGATACGCGTACCAATATGCTAAAAGAAAGATATGATAAAAAAGAGGTGCCAAATAGAAAGGCTATAGATAAAGATAGTCCTTGGGTTAAAGAAGGAATATATTGCCCATTTTTGTTTGGTAAAGAAGATCAATTAGAATATTTTAAACATTTAGAGACTAGTACAAGTATTCCTAAATTACTAACTATGGGAGTGAAATAATGGCTTCAGCTAAGAAAGTTTTTGCTGGTTCTAATATTGTAGAAATTAGAGAGGAAAAAGCTCTGGCAGCGGCTGGAAACTATGATGATGAAGATGTTTTGTCAGAGCATGTTACTACAGGTACAGCATGGAACTTTGATGAAATATTAAGCATAAATGGTGGTATTGGTGAAATTGTAAAAGCAGATATATCTATAGAGACTACAGACCTTATTCCTGCATTAACTCTTCATCTATTTAATATTACACCTACAGGTAATCAAGATGATAACGTAGCCAATGATAATCCTAATGCAGCAGATAAAGAGGAATATCAAGGTAATATCTTGTTTCCTGCAATGGATAATAATGGCGGGATATCTTATGCACAAGTGATATTTGAGACACCATTAATTTTTGGCTTAGCGAGTGGTGATGACAGTTTATTTGGTACACTTGTAACCAATACAGCATTTACAAATGAAGCTGCTGACATGAAATGTCTAATCAAATTATTGGTAAGAGAGAAAATTGACACCTAAAATCAGATACAAAATAGGTGTTGACATTAGTGGTATATATATTTATACTTAATTGTTGTATCTTGTAAATTCCAAAGAATACTTTTAAGGATACCTTATGGTGTTATCAGAAAAAACATTTTTAGAGATTTTAGAAGAACATTGTACTTATTGTCCTGAAAGTTTATTTGCTGTTGCTCAAGCTCTTTTATCTGTTGAAAGTGATTTAGATTATGTTTTAAAGTATGAGCTAGAATATGCACTTTCCAGATATATTATTGCTGCTGCTAAAGATGATCCAGAAGGATTGGGTTCAATTCTAAGTAAGTTCCCATTAACTGGAGACTCTTCTAATAGCAATGCTAGTGTACAAGAAGCTGCTACTGCATTATATGAAAAAGTTTTATCTCTAAATGTCTCTGATGATATTAAAGACAAAGCTAAATCATTAGTTGAGGCGGATGAAGCTTTCAAACAAATAAACAAAGATAAAAAGAAAGACAATACAAAGTCTAAGAAAGAAGATAAAGACTCAAACCCTAGCAAGATGAAAGAAGCATTGTTGATGGAAAGAGCAATGATGAAAGTTGCTCAACCACCCACTGATCTTGAAGGCCAAGAGGAAATCATTACAGAAGCTAAGGTTATGAAGCTTGCTTCTGATAATGAAGATGGCTCAGTATGGAATGTAAGGATGATTGTCTCTGGACATACACAATCAGGAAGGTATTTTCCAGATAGTGTACTCCAAGAAGCAATGCCTCTATTTGAGGGTACTCGTTCTTACGTTAACCATCCAGCCGAAGATTATAATGGTGGAGATAGGCCAATAAATTCTTTAGTAGGGTGGTACGAGAATGTCACACTTAAGGAGGGTGATGGACTTTACGCTGATTGGCATATCCTAACTAATTCTGGAGTGCCTTGGTTAAAGCCACTTCTACTAGAGCTTTCTGAAGAAGGTAAACTAGACTTAATTGGACTATCACTATTAGGTTTAGGTAAAAACTCCTTTAAAAAGGTAGATGGTAAAACAGTTAAATATAGTGAAGGAATAAGTTATGTTAGGTCTGTTGACCTTGTAGATATTCCTGGTGCTGGTGGAAAGGTTATTGAAAATCTAAAGGAATCAGATGATAATAAAGTTAGGAGCGAACTAATGGAAATAGAAGGACTGACTATTGAGGAGCTTAAAGAAGCTAATCCTACATTGTACGAGGAGATTCTGAAACTAAATGCACCTGCTGAGAAGGTGGAAGATCCTCCTGAAAAAGTAGAAATGATTAATAACTCTAATTCTAATCGATATGAGGAACTAGAGGAAAAGATCCGTCGGTTAGATATTAGGGAGAGTAATAGTATTCTTTCTGAAGTGCTACGCGAGTCTAATCTTCCTCAGCCTATGAAGGATGCTGTTGTCAAGCAGTATGGAGATACTGTATTTAAGCAAGCTGATCTTGATGCTACTGTAGAAATGTATCGAGAGTCTGCTTCGATGGTTGCTGGATATAACTCTGGTGGTCGACTAGCGCAACCTGAAAATAGTTTCGTTCTTCCTGCTACTCATCAAATCATTGATAGTGATGAGAGAATGCAGGCTGCAATGGACGTATTGTTTGGTCTGGAAGTAGATGAGAAATTCTCTGATGTGCCACGGTTGCATGGTATCAGAGAAGCATATGTTGCTGTAACTGATGATTGGGAGTTCAATTGGGGTTCTGTTCCTCTAGATCAGAGAATTCGTGAAGGTGCTGGTAGTACACCTACTGCTTCCAAGATTACTGGTGGTTCTACTGTAACCTTTGCTAATGTTCTAGGTACTTCTATGAACAGGCGCTTGATTAAACAATATCAGCGTCAGAATATGTGGTGGGAGCCATTTACTACCATTATCAGTCTAAATGACTTGAAACAGCAAGATAGAAACCGTCTGGAGTCTCTTGGTGCTTTGAGTGAACGTACTACTGCTGGTGCAGAGTATGCAGAACTGACTTGGGCTGAATTCCAGCATACCTACACACCTACTGAGTATGGTAATCTACTTACTGTTGCTCAAAGGGCTATTGTAGACGATGACCTTGGTGCTTTGACTCGTACCTCTGATGAAATGGGTCGTTCTGCTGGTATTACTCTTAATGAGTATGTAGATAACCTGTTTACTCAAAATTCTGGTGATGGCCCTGTTTTCATTGATGTTGACCAAGCTGGTAACACTGAATCAGCTTCAGAAAATGTTTTCCAAGGTAGTGGTACTGCTGAGCATAACAACCGTATCACTTCTGCCTTGAATAGAACATCATTTAATGATGCTGCTAACAGAATCCGTACCATGCGTGATAAATCTTCAAAGCGTATTGGTTTGGAAGAACGATTCCTTTTGGTTCCTGTTGAACTACGTGAAGTAGCACTCCAATTGCAGCGTTCATCTTCTGTACCTGACTCTGCTAACAATGCTGTTAATATTTTTTCTGGAACCTTCCAGACTATTGTTGTACCTCAGTTTACTGATGTTAATAACTGGTATTTGATGTCTAGTCCTGAACAGGTAGAAATGATAGAGATGGGTTTCTTGAATGGACGTAGAGACCCTGAATTGTTCGTTCAAAGTGACCCAACAGCAGGTATGCACTTCACTCATGATGTGATAGCGTACAAGATTCGCCACCGTTATGGTGGAGGCTGGATTGACTATCGTGGCTCGGTTGCTTCTATAGTATAAGTCTAACTGAATGGGTGTAGGAGTAATGCTTGCTTGAGCGCCGTTATTCCTACACCTTATTTTAAGGAGGAGAAGTATGGCAACTCCAGTTGGTGAAATGCAACATGAGAATGAAGGTATGGAGGATGAATATCATGCTCAAGTTGTTTTAGTTATTGATTCAGAAGAAGGCAAAAGAGAATACCGTTATCAGAACTATGACCTTGCTGGTAACATGACAAAGAGAGTAGGATACTCTAGCGGAATAAAGATATGGAATAGTGGTAGTACAGGGCAAGGTGATACGATGGGAACCTTGACTTTTAAAGAAAAGACTACCTTGACTAAATATCTACTAGCAAATGAAATTACGCATGATAATTTCAAGGAGGTTGAGTAAAAATGAGTCTGACTAACTTTCCAAATGGCATTTCTGTTTTAGGAATGCCAATGATAGGCAACGGCCCTATATTTTCTACAGGTGATTTCTACTTTGTAGACTCTGTAAATGGGTCTGATACAAATGATGGCAAGGATAAAGATCGTGCCTTGGCCACACTTGATGTTGCAGTTGGTAAGTGTACTGCTAATCAAGGTGACCATATTATTGTAATGCCAAATCATGCTGAGACTCTAGCTAGTGCTGGTGCTCTTGACTTAGATGTAGCTGGTATTACAGTTATTGGTATGGGTCGTGGTGAGCAAAGACCAACTGTTACTCTTGCTACACTTACAGCTGCTGATATTGACATTGATGCGGCTGACATTACTATAAAGAATATACTATTTACTTCTACTATTGACAGTTTAACTGCCTTATTTGATATTAACTCTACTGACTTTACATTAGAAGATGTTGAATTTAGAGAAGATGGCTCTGCTCAGTGTTTGATCTTTGCTGATGTAGATGGTGGTACTGCAAATGCTTGTGACCGTGCTACTTTTAGACGTGTCACGATTAACATGCAAACTGCTGGAGCAAATAGTGGTATTAAACTAACTGAAGTACAAGATCAAGTATTAATTGACGATTGCCATATCTATGGTGACTTTTCTGATGCTGGAATCCATAATCCTTCTGGCAAAGTTTGTACTAATCTTACCCTTAAAGACAATTTTGTAAGAAATCTCCAAACTGGAGATCATGCTGTCGAGCTAGTTTCAGCTTGTACTGGCCAGGCAGTAGGTAACAGGCTTGTTGGAGATACACTAGGTACAATTTTTGACCCAGGCTCTTTATTCTGTGTAGACAATGAGGAAACTGATGCAATTGACCAAGCTTCTGTTCATTCACCAAGAACTCCTGCCTCCGGTAATGGCCCTGCTGCTAATAAAGATGTATATGATGCTATAGGCTTTGATGGTACTGCTGTTGTAGCGGCTTCTGCTGGTATGTTAAGGACTATGCAGGGCACTACATTTATTATAAAGAAAGCATTAACTTCATCTGCTATTACTACAGGTGGAGTGGATGTAACTGGGACTTCTTCAGTTGGAGAGATCCTTATTGAAGACTTTGTAATGCAATGTGATGGTACTGGACTTGCTGCTGGCACACTGTTTACGATGGAAGTAGACAATGCTGCTGGTTCTGAGACCTTCTGTGAAGATAGTGTGAGCACAATGGGTTCTACTATTGTCATGGACAAAAAGACAGCAGACAAGGGTAGGAGCGTAGTAATGGAATCTGGCAAGAAAGTAACAGCTAAATGTACATCATCTAGTTGTACTGGTGCAGGAGTAGTTAACGTCTATCTCCTGTGCCGACGGTTGGCTGACAACGCTACTTTGGCTGCTGCATAAAGTGGAGGTTTTCCTCTACAAACTCGAAGGGTGTGATGCTTGTGATAAGGCAAGAGAATTGCTAGAATCACAAGGTCACACCATTAGAGAAATAATGATTGACAATCCATTATTAATGATTGGTGTCCAATTACTTTTCAAAGATAGTAGAGTTCATGCTCCAGTAGTGGTTATTCCTGATGTCGGTATGTACATCTTAAATACTGAAGGAACTCAACTATTTAGAATTGCTAATTTAAAACCAGAGATTAATGAGTCTGAAGTAATAGAGGTTCCGGTATAATTAAATGATACAAGATGTTAAACTTGTAGATGTAAATGGTAATCCACTAGTAAGTTTAACTGGAGAAGTATAAAATGCACAGAAATCATTTTCTGGCCTATAATCCATCTAAATGACCTAGAACACAGGAAATCCGGGTTATGGGCCTAGAAATGTCTGAAAAAACGTTTTTACGGGTTCTGGCAAACCATTCAATCCCCCAGGCAGGTTAAATTGGCCTTACTAGAAGCATATATAGAAAGTGTTAGGGTTATGGTTAGAGAAGCTAATTCTCCTAACTATGATTCTGGTGTTAATGTATATGAAGATTTCGTTCGTAGAGCACTTCGTAAGTATTCTATAGATAAGCCATTAATTAAGTCTGCTTCTATAACTGGTACTAGTAGTGAATACTTTATAGTAAATACTACTAATCTACCTGATTTCGTAGAGTATTGGAGTTCCATTGAATCTATAGAAGCCAAGGCACCTACAGTTGCAAGCAATGAAGACCCAAGATACATACAGAGGGATGAATGGGAATATTATAGAAACTCAACTGCTTTATATGTTCACTTTATAGGTTACTGTCCTTCATCTAGTGATACTATATCGGTAACTTATACAGTACCACACACCATTAATAATCTTGATAGCGAAACTGCTGATAGTGTACCAAGTATAGACTCTGAGGCTGTAGTATTATGGGCTTCTAACTTAGCTTGTATGATGCTGGCCTCTAGATTTGCTGGTACATCTGACCCTACATTAAGAGCAGATGTAGTTAATTATAAAACCAAGTCTTCAGACTATATGAGAGTAGCTAAAGAATATCGTGATGCATATATGGAGTGGATATCTGACCCTATTAAAGGTGCTAGTATCGTAAGAGATATAGACTTTGGTTTTGGTTTTGCTGATAATCAACCATTTCTAACTCATCGTTCATTTAACAATAGATAATGTCTCGTAAGCTAATACAGGCAGAAATCAAGACCATACTTGAAACTGTAACAGATATTGGTCAAGTACATGCTAGCATTCGATGGACAAAGTATGAAGATAAATTTATACAAAACTTTATTGTTGGTATAGAAGACCAAGCAGAGATTCGTACCTGGATGATTTACAGAGTTGAAGGCGGAATGGCCTATGGGCCAAATAACGGAGGATTAGGTACTTCATATCCTGTAACAACACATCAGTCACTTGAAAGATATGACTTTAGAATAGAGGGTTGGGCTTCTTTTACAGATGATGATACAGACAGTAGATTTCAAGATTTAATAGATGCTGTACTAGATAAATTAGAAGCTAACATCTCTTTAAATAACACAGCAAATATGCATGGGCCAGTTAATTATAGTATAGACCATCAATTCTTTGGAGATTACTTTGTACATCATGTAATCTTCAATATGTATGTCTTAGAAACATTTGGTATCACACCATCATAAGGATTAACTATGAGATTATATACACTACAAGGAGAACATCTAACTGTAGATTGCCAGGAGCATGGTCAACATATTATCGCTACTGGATATATTGATTGTGACACTAAAGAAGGTAAGCATTTACTAGATAATTTCTCAGATAGAATTGGAAAAGAACCTAGATTTTTAAACTTTCATGTTTATCCAAAAACTGGTATGCCTGGAGAGTCAATAACAGTCCCAGTAACTGAAGAACCAGTGGAGATAGGTAATCCTTTAGAGGAGGTTAATTAATGGCTGGCACAGATGTTGTTCACTCACATAGACAAGTAGTTCAAGTAGGTGGGCCTCAAACTAATAATTCAATTCATAGCGAGGCTACTGCTAGTCACCTAATACCTGTAACTGCTTTTACTGCTGAAGAGTTAGTTACTCCACTCCTTGATAATGGTCGGCGTGGGCCTCATGCGGCAGACTTTAGGCAACCTGCTGGAGTTAAATTAGTTAATATTACAATTGAAGGAGCTGTCCAATCAGACCCAGGTGTTGCACTTGGGTTTGGAGTGGGTTTATTTCTAAGAAATATATTTGGTGGAGTAGATGTTGCTACTTCATTAACTAACGACTTATGGAATCATGACTTTCAACTGCCTGCTAACCCCGCTATAGAGTATCTTACAATTGAAACAGATAATCAAGTAGCAGCAGGCAATCGAACTTTTGTAGGTTGTAGAGTCCAGGAACTAGTATTTGCTTGGAATGCTGGAGAAGGTATATTAACTTATACTGCTACTTTAACTGGTGCAGATGTTAATATCGGTGCTGTGGCAGATTTGAGTGCTCAAGCAGCAACTATTGAGAGTGCTTTAGAAGGTTGGCTTCCAGAAGTAGCCTTTGATGCTGCCTACAATCCTGGCACAATTGAGTTCTCTAAGTTAATCAGTGCTGAGTGGACTTTATCAAGACCAGTAGGAGTTTTATATACTGGGCAAAATACTCAAACTGCTGAACAAATTATGCTTGGCCCATTATCTTGTACAGTAGCTATGGTAATGGACTTTGATAATACTGTAGAACTAGTAAAGTACAGAGCAGCTTCTGAGGTTAAAATAACAAATGCTTTCGTTAGAAATAGAAGTAGTAATAATTCTACAATAAGACGCTTTATTATTGGTAATAGTACATTTTCTTTGATTGACAGCCCTGTTACAGTAGATATAACGGGTGAACATGCTACTATTGCTTTAGGTGCTAGAGCGTTATATAACACAGATGCTTCTGTAATAGTAACAGATGCTTCTATAACAGGTGATGCTAGTATGAGTCTTAATGCTGGCCCAGTACATGTTAGACTTACTGATTTGAAAACAGCAACTTACACAAGTACTGGTTAAAAGACAATCCCCTAATTTTTTGGGGAGGCAGTTTCTTTGGCGAGGTTACTGCTTCCCCTTAATTTTAAAGCTACTAGTGACAGTTGGCACACTAAATTTTAAAGGAAGAGATATGGATGAACCAAAAATAGAAAGGCAGAAAAACCCTGCTGACAAGTCCTTAACTTTTGAAAATCAGATTGTAGCTGAAAGGTACTTTTCTCATGACTTGAATAGTACATCACACTTTAGTCCTGGCTCTGTCTTAATAGCTACAGTTGGTACTGACTTTACTGGTGAATCTAAAGAAAAGATAATAGCAATGAAGGATTATACTAGAGAAGCTGGTTATGTAGCTCAATATGTAGAGTTCCAAGTATATCATAATACTTTTCCGCAGGCTTCTCATGCGGCAACTCGTAATGCTATTAAAAACGAAGCAAGAATAGGTGGAGTGCAATTTGTATGTATGTTAGATACTGATGTGCTTCCACAAGAAGATATGCTTGCTAAATTACTGGCACATAATGTTTCAATTATTACTCCATATGTTATAGACCCTGCTATTAACTTACAATTAGGAGGTCCAACTAGAGAAATAAACTCAGGTCTATTTGAACAAAGGTGGATACCTCAGTGTTTTCTTTTGTGCAAGACTGCTATATTTAATAATCCAGAGATTCATTTTAGCAGTGATGAAGCTGAAGATGGTTTTGCTCATAGAACAACTCTATATGGCTTAACTCAACAGATTGATACTTCTCAAGTATTAACTTTAGCTAGTCCTCCTGGTAGACCAGACTCTGTAAAATGGGATACTAGAATGGAAAGATTAAAGGAAAGATATGATAGAGAGCCTACACGAAATTGGGTATCTCAAGAAGAATATGACGAAGCTTTATCTAATGATACATATATAGCAGTCTTAGGTGAATCAGAAGATAATAAAATTCTACAACAGCAACAAGTCTCAGAATTTGATGTTACTAAAGTAGCTAAAGAGGATGTGAATGACGGATTATAATAAAGATACTGTTTATCATAAAATGTTAATGGCTAGTAAGGAAGGAGAGGACGGTGTTGACATTATACAAAACCATAATGGAGATTGCTTAAAGAGAATTACATTTAGTAATGATTTAGA